TGTACACAAAAGAAAAGGGTACAACACTACACACAAAGCAAAAATAACAGCATGTTCAAAACTCAAACACTATATTGAAACTGAAAAAATGACTCTTAACAGTCGTAATTTGATTAGAGAATTGAAACTGTTTGTGGCTAGAGGAAATACATACAGTGCTAAAATTGGTGAAAATGATGACTTAGTATCAGCAACATTGCTGTGTTGTCGTATAATTGCATATTTGGCCAAATATGATCCGGTTTTTGAACAGAGTCTTGGCGAAGATTCTGGGTATGATGATGAAGATGGCAGTGTAACACCTATGCCAATGATAATATAAGCATAAATAATGTTATGGCAGTAAATTACAACTCAGTTGCAGAAAAAGTTTTTAAAGTCTTAAAAGGTTTTGGATTACCTGTTAAGATGTTTGATAGTTCTGATGGCAACGAAATAGCAGATCCTAACACAGCAAGATTCTTTTTTATTGCCCAACCCAACATGATGATTAATGTTGATGATCAGAACAACGAGATTAAAATGCATAAAGGTCCAGAAAATAGCGAAGATATGCAAAAATTAACAGACTCATTACGCAGTATAGCAAAAAATAACCTGTTAGACTTTGATTTACGTGAATTTGGAAAGGAAATTAAGCCCAAAAATTACACTTTTAGGTTAAATACAAATACTATGTCAGACAATATTCAAACAGAAGGCCTATCAGCACCGATTGGCACAACAAAAACCAGCTCACAGCATCTTGAAGGTGCCAAATTATTAATTAAACACAGAAAACCTGTAAACGAAGAAATTCCAGGTTCAAGATCAAGAAACATCAAAGCATTATACGTTGAAAATGCAGATGGTGAAAGATTCAAATATCCATACATTCATTTAAATGGTGCTCGAGCAATGACAAGACATGTACAAGCCGGCGGAACACCTTACGATGAAGTAGGTCAATCAATTACTGGAATGAGTGAGCAGTTGAGTAAAATTAGAGAAGTAGTTAATATTGCTAGACGTTCTGCACAGATGCAAGAACAAGCCGGTTCAATTATAAACAGTTTATTAGCAAGACAAGACAGATTAAGAGAAACTGTAAGAAGATTAACAACAGCAGAAGGTTATTCACAATACGCAGAAACATATACAGCTCCGGTAACTAAACAATTAGAGCAAAACACAATTGATGAAATGAAAAACAAATTTACAGTTTCAAACATTGACAACAGAATTACAGAATTATTACCTTTGATTCATGAAATACATGATGAAGAAATCAACGACACAGACAGTTTAAGAAACAGAGTTTTACAGAAACTAGATAGTCCAGTTGAAATGCATCCAAGAAATCAGTCACAGTCAGATTATGATCCTAGCAAAGTTGCACAGTTCAGTGACAAGCGAGCCAAAGTTGCATATAGACTTGGTGATCTAGCGGCAAGAGCCAAAGACGATGAAATCTCAATCTATCTTGCAAGAATGAGTGACAAATTTTCTGGAATGGATGTTGAAAAAGAAAAACCAGAAGACATTGACACAATCAAATCTATCATTGCAAAAGTACAAGAACCTAAGCCAGCAGTGGCAAACAGTGAAAGTGTCACAGAAAACAAAGAACTTAAAGAAGTTACAGAATTAACAGAATCATTTGATAGAATTTTAGGAATGTTTTCTCCAAATCATGTTGCACAACATGAAGATGAAGTAGAAGAAAACACACTAAGCACATATGCATCACAGCAAGAACTAACAAAAATGTTGCAAAATTCTATTGAAAAAGCAAAAGAGCTACAACGTATTCAATTAGATCCGCACACAGCAAAAGATCCAGAACTACAAAAAGAATTAATGAAGCGTAAAGCAGAATTAAATGATGAAGTTCATAACATCAAAGCCAGAATGGCCGACATGGGGATCAAAAAAGAAAACACAGTAGAAGAAGATAATGCATTTAACACAGCGGCGGCCCAGGCGGCAGTAGCTGGTAAAAAAGAATTTTCATTTAATGGTAAAACATATCCAGTAAAAATGAGCAAAGAAGCGGCACAGAAACTTTTAGATGAACAAGCAGTTGAAGAAGGTCGTTTAAAAGATGAAAGAGAAAACATGGAAGCCGATGCTTCTGATATGAGCAAAGAAGAATTTGTCAAAGCACACGGTGAAAAATATGCTCATATTTGGGACAAAGTTCAAAACGAACTAAAATACGGCACAGACGAAAGTGTTGAAGAAGGTCGTGTAAAAGACTGGTTACTAGATATGGAAGCAGATGCGGCGGCTATGTCAAAAGAAGAATTTATCAAAGCACATGGCGAACAGCATGTTGATATCTGGAACAGAGTACAAAAAGAAATGGATGGTGATTACGAATACATGCCAGAACCAGAATTTGAATCAACAGAAAACAACACACTAGCAAGAATTATAGAACTTTCTGGTTTAAGAAAATAATTTTTCAAAAACCGGTTGACATTTATCTAAAAGATAAATATAGTAGTGCTTAATGTTAGAAAACATTAAAGTACTAACAGGCAAACATAGGCAAACATAGGCTAATATAGGCAAAAAGGAGGCTAACATGGCTACACTCGCAGAAATCCGTGCTAAACTGGCGGAACAAGAAAAAAGAACCTCATCAGCAGGTACAGTTTCAGACAATGCAATTTATCCATTCTGGAATATTCCAGAAGGAACAACTTCCACACTTAGATTTCTACCAGACGGAAACACAGAAAACACATTTTTCTGGGTAGAAAGAGCAATGATCAAATTACCATTTCCTGGTATTAAAGGTCAAGCAGATACAAAACCAACTCTTGTACAAGTTCCTTGTATGGAAATGTTCAATGAACCATGTCCGGTACTAGCAGAAGTTAGAACTTGGTTCAAAGATTCAAGTCTAGAAGACATGGGTAGAAAATATTGGAAAAAGCGTTCTTATATTTTCCAAGGTTTTGTTGTAAATTCAACACTAGATGAAGAATCGGTACCTGAAAATCCAATTAGACGTTTTGTAATCAATCCATCAATCTTTAACATTATTAGATCAGCATTAATGAATCCAGATATGGAAGATCTTCCAACTGATTATGAATCAGGAAGAGAATTTAAACTGACTAAAACTGCTAAAGGTGGTTATGCAGATTATTCAACTTCAACTTGGAGCTTCAAAGCAAGATCACTAGACGAGACAGAAAGATCAGCAATTGATCAACATGGTTTGTTTAATCTTAGTGATTATATGCCAAAGAAACCTTCACAAGATGAGCTAAACATTATTCAAGAAATGTTCAAAGCAAGTGTTGATGGAGAGCTTTATGATCCAGATAGGTTTGGACAGTATTACAAGCCAGCAGGTTTGAACACTGGTAATTCAAACACATCTAATACTACAGCAAATGCAACAACAACAGCACAACCAACACCTGCTGTTGAAACTGCAACTGCTCAACCAACGGTTCAACCAACTCCTGAACCTGCAAATGCTAGTGTAACAGAATCAGTTACAGTAGCAGAAAAACAACCTGAGTCACCAGCACCAGCACAGCCGGCAGAAACTGGCAAAGTTGCCGCTGATGATATCTTGGCTATGATTAGAAATAGACAAGCTAACAAAGGTTAATGTATAATTATGAGCGTGAGGAAACTCACGCTCTTTCTTTAGGAGGTAAAAATGGTAAGACCGTTTGACGTAAGTAAATTTAGAACCAGTCTAACAAAAAACATTCAAGGCATTAGTGTAGGTTTTGAATCTGACCCAAACACTTGGGTATCAACTGGTAATTATACACTAAATTATCTAATCAGTGGAAACTTTCAAAGAGGTATTCCTTTAGGTAGAGTAACCATGTTAGCAGGTGAATCAGGTTCTGGTAAGAGTTTGATCGCATCTGGTAATCTTATTAAAAATGCACAAGAGCAAGGTATTTTTTGTGTGGCATTAGATTCTGAAAATGCATTACACGAAGATTGGTTACAAGCACTAGGTGTAGACACGAACCCAGATAAACTGCTTAGAATTAATGTTGCTATGGTAGATGATGTTGCTAAAATTATCAGTGATTTTATCACAAACTACAGCAAAGAATATGATAGTAAAGATGAGTCTGAAAGACCAAAGATTCTTTTTATTATTGACAGTTTAGGTATGTTGCTAACACCAACTGATAGAGATCAGTTTGAAAAAGGTGACATGAAAGGTGACTTAGGAAGAAAAGCCAAATCGCTGACTGCATTGATTAGAAACACAGTAAACCTTATTGGAAATTACAATATTGGTTTAGTAGCAACTAACCATACATATGCTTCGCAAGATATGTTTGATCCAGATGATAAAATATCAGGTGGACAAGGATTTGTGTATGCAAGTTCAGTTGTGGTTGCTATGAAAAAACTCAAACTAAAAGAAGATGAAGATGGTAATAAAATTTCTGATGTTACAGGTATTAGATCAGCTATTAAGGTTATGAAAACTAGATTCAATAAACCGTTTGAATCTGTTCAAGTCAAAATACCTTATGAATCAGGAATGGATCCATATTCAGGATTAGTTGAGCTTTTTGAGAAAAAAGGTTTGTTGGTCAAAGAAGGCAACAGATTAAAATATGTTGACCTTGAAGGCAAAGAACACAAATACTACAGAAAGCAATGGACTGGTGAAAATCTTGATTTAATCATGTCAGAATTTAATCAACAGGTAAAACTAAATAACACCGAAGGAGCAACAGTTGAACATGAAGACACAAATGGAGGCGGAGATGCTTCTTGAAGCATGGCAAAAACTGATAGAATATGTGCCAGCTAAAGACAAAGTTGACGCCGCAAGATCATATGTAGCTTTAATCGACGATTACAATCTTGACGAAGCATCGTTACAAGAACTCAAAGATAATGACACATATCTTGAAGCCGCAATTCAAGACTATTATGATGAGTTAGAAGACGAAGAAGATCAAGATTGGGACAGTCAAGAGGACTGGTAATGCCACAGGGATGGTATAATCAAGTTTCAGCAGACCTTGGCAAAATTGTTGATTGTATTGATTTTTACGAAACACAACTAGAAGAAGCACGAGTTGAATGTGGGCTTTCTGGTAACATTGAAAAAAATGCTACCAGAATACCCGGCATTGTTGAGCATCGTTTTAATCAATTACAAGAAATTGAAGCAATACTAGAATTTCTCAACATACAATTAAGAAAAATACGTAGTAAACACTATAAAAAATATTTAGAAAGTTATCAACGAGCATTGACCAGTCGTGATGTTGAAAAATACATAGACGGCGAAGACGAAGTTGTTGACATGACAAATATTTTAAATGAGTTTGCACTTTTAAGGAACAAATATTTGGGTCTCATGAAAGCTATTGATTCTAAACAGTTTCAGATTAATAACATTGTCAAATTGCGAGTAGCAGGGCTTGATGATGCTGAACTGTTTGCAAAAAAATAACTTTTGTGTTAATATTACATTATGCAAAAAGCAATCTTACACATTAGAGATGAAGTAAATGTCAAGTTTGAAGGACTTGATGTTGCTACAAGGCGAAAAATTTCTGACAAATTAAAATATTTTGTACCTTATGCTTATCATCTCCCAGCATATAAATTAGGAAGATGGGATGGTTTTATTAGATTCTGTGATATAGGTGCAAGAACATATCTTAACCTTATTGAAAAAATACTGCCTGTTGTTGAACAACAAGGATATGAAATCGAAATTAAAGATGATAGAAACGACTGGAACTTTGAGTTTAACAAAGTCGATGCCATGTACTTAGCTAATATGACTTGGCCAAAAGGTCATCAACTTGATGGTGAGCCAATTGTACTTAGAGACTATCAAGTTGATGTGATTAACAATTTTATTGCCAATCCTCAAAGTCTACAAGAAGTAGCAACCGGTGCCGGTAAAACAATTATTACAGCATCGTTGAGTAAACTCTGTGAAAAATATGGCAGAACAATAGTTATTGTGCCAAACAAAAGTTTGGTTTCACAAACAGAAGAAGATTATAAAAATATAGGTTTAGATGTAGGTGTGTATTTTGGAGAAAGAAAAGAATTAAATCATCAACACACAATTTGTACTTGGCAAAGTCTTAACGTACTACACAAAAAAACAAAGAAACAAGAATCTGACTTTCCTATTGATGAATTTTTAGATGGTGTAGTGTGTGTAATGGTTGATGAAGTACACATGGCAAAAGCAGATGTATTAAAACAACTGTTAACAGGACCTTTTGCAAATGTACCAATTAGATGGGGATTAACAGGTACAGTACCCAAAGAAGAATATGAAAAAGCCAGTTTGGTAGCAAGTTTAGGCTCTGTTATAAGTTCTCTCAGTGC